GAAACTGAAATTGCTGAACTAACAGGCTCATTGGTAGGAACTGGCGGTGCTCCTATGGGAGCTCCTCCTGGACCTGGTGGTGGTGGCGCTTCTAGTGCTACTGCTGTTCAACCAGCACCTGTTAAGCCAGTAATAGACCAGGCTCTAATAGAAGCAAATATGGGTGAGGCTGACTTAAGAAACAAGTTAGTCACAGAAGCTTACGGCACTATGTTGCCTCAGCGACGCAANCCAGATGAGTACGAAAAATAAGTCGTTTAGGCTGAAATTTTCGCTCTGTTAGAGAAAAATTAAATACGTAATTCAACGTTAGGTCATTCGCGCTCTCACATCGGACAACGACCCCTAGGATAAAAGGATGTAATTATGAGTACAGCAGAACAAATGGCAGAGGCTTTTCAAGCCGAAACCAATACAGCTCCAGTAGTAAACGTGTCGGGTGTTGACGCACCTACTGTTACTGAAGATGCTCCAACACAAACTCAAAAGTTTTATACTGAAGAGGATTTAGCAAAAGTTCGTACACAGGAAAAAGACAAACTTTATCCAGTAGTAGAACAACTAAAGAGTGAAGTAGCAGCTTTGAAGAAAGATAAAGATGAAAAGGCAGCTCGTAAAGCCGCAGAATCTGAAGCTAAAGCAACAGAAAAAGCGGAAAAAGATAAGGCTAAAATGATTGCGGACTTGGACGCCAAGGACTTAATTAAATTAACCACAGACGAGTTGCGAGAGCAGTTGGAGCGTGAGCGCAGCGAGCGTGAACGGGCCTTCGCTCTTCTGGAGCAAGAACGTACATATGCTGAACTTCAGAACTACAAACAAAACTTAATAGAACAAGAACGCGAAAATATTATTCCTGAGCTAGTTGACCTTGTAGCTGGTAATACACCAGATGAAGTCAGCGCAAGCTTGGAAAGTCTTAAAGCGCGTTCTGCAAAAATTCTTGAATCGGCACAAGCAGCAATGCAAAATGCCAGAAAAGAAATGCGTGGCACGAGTGCAACTCTACCCGCAGCAGGACCACTGGAAACTAATATGGACTCACGTCAGTTTACGGCGCAAGATATTGCAGCCATGTCGATGAACGATTACGCCAAAGTGCGAGACAAATTAATGAGCGACGCAGCTCGCGGTAAGTCTCGCGGCTTACTCGGTTAAACCCCAAAATCCAAATACAATCAAGGAGTCAATTTAAATGGCATCAGGTATCACAGGTACAGGCAACTTAGCTGCCGCACCAACAGCCTATTCAGGCACAAATACCCAACTAACTCAAGCCATTCAAACGATTTGGTCCAAGGAGATTTTATTCCAGGCCATGCCAATTCTTCGTTTTGAACAGTTTGCAGTTAAGAAGACCGAACTAGGTGTAGCACCTGGTCTTCAAATCAACTTCATGCGTTATAACAACCTCGGCTTTGCTTCACCGCTAGTTGAAGGTGTGCGTATGCAGACCAACGCGCTTACAGCGCAACAGTTCTCAATCACTGTAGCTGAGCATGGTTATGCTCTTGCAGTATCAGAACTTNTACTTAACGCATCATTCGATGACGTAATGGCTTCAGCCTCACGTCTTCTAGGCCGCAACATGGCTGTCTACCTTGACCAATTGTCACGCGACACCCTATACGCAGCTACATCAACAATTTACGGTGAAGACCGTTCAGACCTCACAGCTGTTAACAACTGGTACGCAGATGGCACAAAGGGTACAACCCGTGCTTCTATGACTGGTAACTACTTCTTGACACCACATACTGTTAAGGACGCTGTTGAGAGCTTGTCAACAAAGAACATCCCTCGCCTCGGTGAGACATATGTTTGCTTTGTTCACCCTCACCAATCTCGTAAACTCCGCGATAACGCAGAATTTATCGAAGTAACTAAGTACGCTGCACCAGGAAACTTCATGCTAGGTGAGATTGGTCGTCTATACGACACAGTATTCATCGAAACAACACAGGTTCTTAAGGTTGCTGGCGGAGCTGGCGCAAGCTACACCACAGACACAGCTGTTGCTAACCCAACAGTAACTGCTGGTGGAGGATACACAACTCCTGCTACTTACACAGGTAACGGTGCTAAAGACCGCTATTCCGCTATCTTCATTGGAGATAACGCATTCGGTCACGCAATCTCACTTCCTGTTGAACTACGCGATGGCGGAATTCTAGACTTCGGTCGTGAACACGCTCTTGCTTGGTACTCAATTTTCGGTCTTGGTCTAATCACTGACCAAGCTGTAATTATCGCCGAAACCAATTAAGTTCAACCAATAGCTTAAAGGGGGGCCGAAAGGCCCCCTTATTCAACCGAGACATTAAATTGGAGAAATATATAATGGCAACAAAAGCAAAACCAACAGATGTTACNGGTCGNAAGCGCGAACAGCTTCAAAATGAAGCAGTAGAAGCGCAACANGATGCCGCTAACAAAATGTCTATGGCTACTGCCGAGGCTCAGATTAAGCTAGAAACAGAAGTGATTGACGCAACTGTTCCAGAGCGCCAAACTGTTATTGTAAATGAACCTACTATAACCAGCAGTGACGCAGAAGTTGTTATCCGTGTAGTAGAGGACATTGAAAATATGACTCTTGGCTCAGGAAACAACTACAATTTTAAAGCAGGGCAAAAATACAAAGTTACTAAGCACGTTGCTCAACACCTTCAAGAAAAAGGTTATTTAGCTGGAGTTATCTAAGCTACTTATTGGCGGAGCGGCGGGCCTTGAGCCCGCTGTTTTCGTTTAGAAAGACTTTTTAGGCGTTTACCGCCATCATTGGATATATCTTTGTAAGGGAGTTTATGTGGCAGTATTGTCTGACCTAACATCCCGAGTTCGTTTAGAGCTGGGAGACCAGCCAAAGCAATTTTCACTTACTTTTACAGGTGATGGTGCAACTTCAGATTTTCCGTTAGCTATTCATCCTATTGATGTTTACACTTTAGGCGTATACCTAAACGGCAGCCCAGTAGCTTTTCCAACTGGATATACCGTAGAAGCAGACCTAGGAGTAATCCATTTTGTGCACACTCCTGCTGCAAACTCTACAATTTTAGTAACAGGAACTTCTTTTAGATATTTTACAGATGATGATATATGTACTTTTGTTACTACTGCAGTAGAACAACATACACACAACCGCACTAACGGTCTTGGTAGTCAAATGACAATTAGCCTTATTCCAGCTGTTGAAGAATACCCAATTGCTATTCTTGCAACTATAGAAGCTCTATGGGCGCTAGCAACTGACGCATCGTTTGATATTGATATAAATGCTCCAGATGGAGTTTCTATCCCACGTTCAGAACGTTACCGTCAATTAACTGAAACTATTCAAGCGCGGTGGGAACAATACCGTCAGCTATGTTCTGCACTTAATATTGGCCTTTGGCGCATTGAGATGGGTACGCTTCGTCGTGTATCTCGTTTAACTAATAAACTTGTTCCTGTTTATATGGCGCAAGAAATTGACGATTCTCGTAAACCAGAGCGTGTGTATATTCAAAACGACCTTAATGGACGCACACCATTTCCTAGCTATGTTGCTATTCAAGATATCGCTCTTTATCAGGGTGATTCTTACANTGAAGAAGTAGANTTCCCATTTGATATAACAGGGTTAGAATGGAAAGCGCAAATTCGCACGTATCCAAATGCGCCATCTATTTATGCAACCTTTACTATTGATACAATATCTACCTCTGAAACATTAAGTAAAATTCGCCTTTCACTTACTAAGAAAGATACTGAGTATATGCCTCCAAGAGCATTTTGGGATTTACAAGCTACTGACCCAACTGACGACTCATACGAAAATACGTACCTTCGTGGTCAAGTATTTACTACACAAGAGGTGACCCTTGACTAGATGTAGATGTGTGGGTACAAGGCATACGTGTGGAATTCAAAACACTAATCCAAATGTAGTAGTTCTTGGTCAAGGCGGCCCTAAAGGTGTTCAAGGAATTCAAGGCGTACAAGGAGTTCAAGGTTCCGCAATCCAGGGAACTCAAGGAACAATAGGTCCTGTTGGTCCTGGTGCAGGAGCTCAGGGCACACAAGGTACCCAGGGTCTAGATGGTGGTGGGGTTACCCTTCAACAATTAACAGACGCTATTGCTGGGGTAGCTCTTGGTTCTACAGATGACCTTTCAGAGGGAGTAATAAATAAGTACTTTACTCCAGGTAGAGTTTCTTATCAGCATACCCAGGGAGTAGCCTCTAACACCTGGAATATAACTCACAATTTACAGTTCTACCCTAACGTTACAGTTCAAGATTCCGCTGGTAATATAGTGGAAGGTGAAATTGCGTACACTAATTCGGACTCCTTAACCGTTACTTTTTCAACAGCATTCTCAGGCGAAGCCTATCTAAGTTAGTTATCTTAAGGAGATAATATAATGGCAAGAAAATTCTTAACCCCCATAGATTTAGGCAAACTTGAATTACAGAATGCTCGAATCCAAAACCTTTCAACAGCACAGAAGCCAGCCAGCCCCGTTGTTGGTCAAATTTATTTTGATACAGATGATAAAGTCCTTAAGACATGGGACGGTACAAACTGGATAAACGCTAGTCAAGGTACCCAAGGAACACAAGGTACTGAAGGAGCGCAGGGCGCACAAGGAACTGACGGTACTCAAGGCACACAAGGTGTAGATGGTCAGCAAGGAACTCAAGGAACAGATGGCACACAGGGAACTCAAGGTACCGATGGTACCCAAGGAACTGATGGTGCTCAAGGCACCCAAGGAACTGACGGTGCTCAGGGCACCCAAGGAACTGATGGTGCACAAGGTACTCAGGGAACTGATGGTGCACAAGGTACTCAGGGAACTGATGGTGCTCAAGGTACGCAAGGTACAGATGGAACTCAGGGTACACAAGGTACAGATGGCCAACAAGGCACACAAGGTACAGACGGACAACAAGGTACACAAGGTACCGATGGTATCCAAGGTCTTGACGGTCACTCAGACCGCTATCGTACAACAGCCTCAAACTCAGTAAC